AGCCACTCCATGTGGCTTAACCCCAGTGTACTGCTGCAGATAGCGGATCTCTACATCCTGATACTATCTCTGACAAGTAACTGTCTTTGCCTTGTACAGCGTGTATGGGTACACCGTAACTCTTGGCAAGTGACACCTTCGTTCCCGAAAATAGGTGTCTGAACATACCATACTGTTTTGCTTTCAGTCTCATATTATCGTCAACCAACGTTTTTTCAACGTATAGTCCGAATCGATAATCTGCTGACCTGTCATAAACAGCCAAGTTTGTCCTTGTTAATATTGTTTTGAAGTAATTTGATAATCCATACTTCTTGGATATGCGTCTAGAAAATGTAAAACACCCTGGTAAGATAGGCAACCGTGGCACGTCTTCTGAGGCACCACTGCCGTCTGCCTTGATTCTAGTACGATGATAACGTTTTTCTAAAGCCCTGTCACTAACATCATCACTGTAACCTCCGAGACTAATATGTATATTTTCCATATCTAATATATCTAGAAAGTCGAGATCCCACTTGTCACAGGTAAACTTTAGCTGAGCTCTGTAGAGACGTTCTACTACTTTCTTATTACCCTTTCTTGATAATATTTCTTGCTTTCTAGTGTAGATTGATCTTAAAATAGAGACTGGATCATTCGGGACCACTGTCTCTGTAGGCCCGTGAACAAATGTTGCGACGGATCTCGCTAAATATTGTGAACCTGTACCAGTGCGGTGATCTACTCTCAAGAATTCAGCGATTGCACCAAGAAAACATTTTGTGTTTTGAAAACGTACATTTTTACTCACCGCATTATACTCTAGTTGCTGTACTTGCCTTAAACTTGTAACAGCGCCTAAAATATCATCTCCATTGTGAGTGGTAGTGATAGGCGTTTTTTCTGTAATTACTTGGGTATATATATAATTAAGTATAGTATTCATGAAGGTTGTCAAACGCCAACCCGATAATAGTGTACCTTCTGCTTTATAGCGGATACCGTCACCCCCAGTAATAAACATATTTTCCAGAGATTGTCTCACCCAATATATAGCGCGTAACTGATCTAATTCTAAATATGTTTTATATGTGTGCAAATAAGCGTCGAGTACTGCCTGCATACTAGATAAACTATGTTGTGAATTAAAATCCTGAAAATCAAAACAATAAGGCACACCGTCTCTTAAAACTTGTTCAACAGTGCGCGAAACCTTTGTAGCTTCTGCCTCTACACCGATTGGAAATAGCCCGGCCAACAGCTCTTCACACCCTGCTAGACCAAAACTAGACATAATAAAGTTTGTATTATCTACACCATATATAGCTCTGTTTTTCCCCCACTCATATTTTTCTGAAGACCTAGCACACATCTCAGGTCTCCTGTTAAAGAAATGAGCAAAGTCATAATCAGGCATAGCATTAAATCCATAAAATTTATGCCTCATAGTGTGTTCTTTGTGCCTAAATTTTTCATCTTCTGGATATTGGCTATTGTACGCACCGGTTGGGCTCCACTGCCAGCGTGTAGCCCAAAAATTGTCCCAGCTATACCTTTTAGGCCTGCCTTTTAGCCGTATCAAATTCTTAAAAAGCCGCGCTGCGTGATTGAATATTGTATTGGAATCAATATTGACTACATTCAGCTCTATACGATTACGACGTTCCTGCGCCCAATCTACAACACCAACTCCTCTATTGACTAAAACTTCTAGTTCAAAAAAAGGCGTTAGATCAAGTGGTAATAAATTTTGTAATGCCTTAAGTTTCAAAGTGAACTTATTTTTAATAGAATGCATAAAACCTGCATATCCATCAAACTTCCAGTCCAGAAACCCTGACACATCCCACCAGCGCTTTTGGTCTTTAGGTAGACACATTGCCCAAACTATCAACCCTACTAGAAAAGACTCATGTGCGCCAGAAATGGCGAGACGTTCTATTAATTGCATGGTGGGGCCCACCTGACTACACAATTCTACCCAATCAAAACTACGTAACTCACTAAAAGTGAGGTGTCTAATGTGCTGCCCACTTACTTTAGTGATTGGTGGCTCGAGTATGCCCTGATGGTATTTTTTAACTAAATGAATGTTGGAAAACTCAATGACCCTATGCATAGAGGCCTCCGTAATATAGAACAAATGATTGAGTAGTTCTTTGTTTGTAATTGGACCATAAGGAGCCAGCTCTGGACCATACTGTATCTGCGAAATCCTAATGAGTGAATAGTTACCCATAGAGGGTAAGTGATTGTCTTTAGTTATGTATAAAGCAGTTAAATTCAACGCTGGTAAATAAACTGCATATGTTCGGACTGACGTGTCACCAATACGATACATATAGTTGCCATTGATATTTACACCGTACATTATGTCAAATAAAAACAATGTAGCAAGATCAAAAGTAGACTGTACCAGACAGTCATTATTAAGTTGTATGTAAGAAAAAATAGTAGATAAATGTTTTAAACTGCCGGTCCAGGGTCTTCGTCGGGTTGTGGTTCCGGTCCTAAGTCTT